TATTACTTCAGTGGCAACACTAAAGAACCTGATTATACTAACACTCGTTATGAAACTTTCTGATAAAACTGTCAATCTACTTAAGAACTTCAGCAACATTAATCAATCTATTCTTTTTAAAGAGGGTAGTAAACTTCGTACAATCTCTGTAATGAAGAACATTCTTGCAGAAGCAGAAGTCAATGAATCATTCCCAAAAGATTTTGGTATCTATGATTTAAACCAATTCCTTAATGGTATGGGATTACATCAGAATCCAGATTTGGATTTTGAGAATCAAGGTCATGTTGTTATTAAAGAAGGTAGGATGAGATCCAAATACTTCTTTGCTGATCCTAGTGTAATAGTTACACCTCCAGATAAGAATTTAGATCTTCCTAGTGAGGATGTATCTTTTGAATTAAATACACAACAGTTAGATCGTTTGCTTAAGGCAGCAGGAATTTATCAGTTACCTGATTTATCAGTTATTGGTAGTGCAGGTGTTGTTAAGATTCTTGTAAGAGATAAGAAGAATGATACTTCTAATGACTTTGCTATTACAGTTGGTGAAACAGACAAAGAGTTTGTATTTAACTTTAAAGTAGAGAACATTAAGATCATACCTGGTACTTATGATGTTGTTGTATCTCAAAAACTATTGTCTAGGTTTAAGTGTAAGGATTATGAACTTACATACTTCATTGCATTAGAACCTGATTCATCTTACGAATAATGAGAAATACTATCCTCTATGGGGATTGTAGGGAGACTTTAAAACAATTTGCGTCTCACACCGATAAGGCGAGGATGTGTGTTACATCACCGCCTTATTATGGTTTAAGAAACTATGGTGATGAAGAGAATCAAATTGGTCAAGAACAATCACCAGAAGAATTCATACAAAACTTAGTTGAAGTTTTTAGTTTGGTAAAAGATTGCCTAACTGATGATGGTACTTTGTGGGTGAATATAGGAGATAGTTATTACAACTATAGACCAGGTAAAGGTCAAGCATTAATCAAGCAGACTGTATCAAATACTAATCAAGACTTACCTGCTAATTGTGCAAGAAGAGGTAATAAATTAGAAGGATTAAAAGAGAAGGATCTAATTGGTATACCGTGGATGCTTGCATTTGCATTGAGAGCAGATGGATGGTATCTTAGACAGGACATCATATGGCATAAACCTAATCCAATGCCAGAGTCAGTAAGGGATAGGTGTACCAAATCACATGAGTATATTTTTTTACTCAGTAAGAATAAAAAGTATTTTTATGACAATGAAGCAATTAAAGAACCCGCTAAAGACTGGGGTACTAGGGATCGTAGTAAAGGCAAGTATCATAATGCTGGCACTGGTCTATCCCCTCACACAGGGTTAACTAAGAGTTATCCAAAGAAGAATAAAAGATCTGTTTGGAGAGTAACTAACAAACCATTTAAGGGTGCTCACTTTGCAGTATATCCACCTGATCTTATTGAACCATGTATAAAGGCAGGTAGTCAAAAAGGAGATATTATATTAGATCCGTTTATGGGATCTGGGACAACTGCTAGGGTTGCGAGGTCTCTAAATAGAGATTACATTGGATGTGAACTCCACGAAGATTATCGTGACTTGATAGAGATACCTTCTTTAGATGGATTAGTTGAGAAATGAAAAAGTATGCTCCATTTAAATTGGACTGCTTTGGAGTTTTAGGAATAGTCTTATTAGTGAGTGGTATTGGATCATTGTTCTTTGTTTATTATGCTATAATGGAAACTATGAAATGATTAAAGTATGGAGGATCTGGAAGTATGCCTTGGGAAGTTTCGAGGATACTAAAACTGCAAAGTACGATAATGCAGTCTGTATTATTCGTAGTTTTATTTTTGTTAGTTATCTTGTTACTAATTGTTTTATTACTGCTGGTGTCATAAGACATTGGAACCCACATGACCATGTACAAAGTATGCGGATTAGATGATTCTTATCCTAAGAACATCACCTTTGAAAATAAATATAATGATTGGACTGCTGCTCAAGACAAAGCTGTCCAATTGCTTGAAGATGGTGTACAATGGGTTCAGATCCTTATCGGGGATACTGACGATTGGGGGTTACTCCAAGAGTTAAATCTAGAGAGAGGTATTGAACCAGACCCAAATTTTAGTACTTGGACTCTAGCACCTTATTATGTGAGATTGAAAAATGAGGGATGAATTCCTTTGGGTTGAGAAATATCGACCTAAGACTATTGAAGAATGTATACTTCCAGAAGCAACTAAGAAAACTTTTCTTGAGTTTTTGGAAGCAGGTGAAGTACCTAATTTACTTTTATCTGGCCCAGCAGGGTGTGGTAAAACTACAGTTGCGAAGGCACTGTGTAACCAATTGGGAGTAGACTTCTATGTCATTAACGGATCAGACGAGGGACGATTCCTCGACACGGTACGTAACAATGCAAAAAACTTTGCATCTACTGTATCGTTGTCTTCGGAGGCGAAGCACAAGGTCATCATCATTGATGAGGCAGATAACACAACATCCGATGTACAACTCCTTCTCAGAGCAAGTATCGAAGAATTCTCAAACAACTGTAGATTCATCTTTACCTGCAACTACAAAAACAAAATCATTGAGCCCCTCCATTCGAGATGCTCAGTCATCGAGTTCTCAATCACAGGAAAACAAAAACCAGCAATCGCTGGACAATTCTTCAAACGACTTGTATCCATCTTGGACACAGAACGGGTTGAAGCTGATAAGAAAGTCCTCGCAGAACTCATCAATAAACACTTCCCCGATTGGAGAAGAGTCCTCAACGAATGTCAACGATATTCCGTTGGAGGAAAAATAGATACAGCAATTCTTGCAACTTTTGGAGATGTAAGGACTGAAGATCTAGTAAAAAATTTAAAGGTTAAGAATTTTACGGAAGTCCGTAAATGGGTAGTCCAAAATCTGGATAATGATCCTGCTCTTATTCTTAGGAGAATCTATGATTGTATGTACGGTTCTCTAGTACCAAGCAGCATACCTGCCGCAGTTCTGATTATTGCAAAGTATCAATATCAGATAGCGTTTGTTGCGGATCAAGAGATTAATCTCTTAGCGGCATTAACCGAACTAATGTGTGAATGCGAATTCCAATGACTGAAGCAAGAAACAGAAATGACATGAACGTAAAGATCGTTCGCTTGTCTACATCCGAAGATATTATAGCGGATGTTATAGATGAAAATGAAAATACAATCACCTTCCGTGGTGCAATTGTTGCAGTTCCAACTAAGGAAGGCAATATAGGATTTGCTTCTTGGTGTCCTCTACTGGATAGTCCAGTGTCAGATATTACAGTTAAACAAGAACATGTGATTTATGTTTCTAATGCTGCTGGTGAAGTAGTGGATCATTACAAGAATCAATTTAGTAAGATTGTTCAACCAGACAGTATCCAAGACGGTATTATTGTTCCCTAATGATTGACATTAACCTTTGTGATTTGAATAGTTTTTTTGGATGTGTTGATGCAACTAATACTCCAGAATTAAAAACTAATGCCTTCCGTCCTCTTAGGACTTATCTACAAGAGAAATCCTTTGAGAAGCATTCTGGTGGTCAACTAACATATGTTGGAGATCATGAGGATGGTAAGGATTTTTTTGACACCAATGGTGTTGCTTATGAGATGAAGGGTAGTCTTGGACTTTTTAATAAGAATGGGTCTTGTAAAAGAGTTGTTCTAATCAATAAGAGACCAGGACAAAAGAAGAATAATGAATTGAAAAGAGAAGATCTTAAAAAGACATTTGAGTATATGCTTTTAGTAGATACTAAGAAGATGTCTATAGGTGTTACCACATGGGATATTGTATATTCTAGATCCGAGTGTGACGGTGCAGGTGCAACGTTTAAACTTTTGGAAGGAGATTATACAATGCTTGCTGAGGGAATTGAACCTAGTGAGAAGGAGATAACTGCTAGGGAACTTTTAAATTCTCTAGAGACTATCCTCTAAATAATCATAGAACAAGTTTTATTATGCCGATACACCAACATACAAAAGCTGAAGTCTTTCATCTTAAGGGCAAAGCAAATTTACTAAAGACACCTCTCAGGTATCCTGGAGGTAAGTCTCGTGCTTGTGAGAAGATGAGTGTCTTCTTACCCAATTTAGATATTGGTAGTAGGTACACGCAGTATCGTGAACCATTCCTTGGTGGTGGATCTTTTGCTCTTCATATTACGAAGAAGTTTCCACATCTAGAGGTTTGGGTTAATGACTTATATGAACCATTAGCAAACTTTTGGCAACAATTGAAAGTAGATGGTGTGGAGATGAGGAAGAGATTAGTTAAGATTAAGAATGCTAATAAGACTGAGGAAAAGGCAAAGGAATTATTTTTAAAAGCAAAGGAGGATTTGTATGACAAAGCAGCTACCCCCTTGGACAGGGCAGTTAATTTTTATATTATCAATAAGTGCTCTTTTAGCGGTCTATCTGAGTCCTCCTCCTTCAGTGCTCAGGCAAGCAAATCCAACTTCTCCCTCGCTGGAATTAAAAGATTAGATGACTATCAAGAACTGATTAAGTTTTGGAGGATTACAAATAAGGATTATGATGAGTTGATGTATGAAGGTGGTGATACCTTTATGTACTTAGATCCTCCTTATGATATTAAGGATAATTTATATGGTAAGAAGGGTGGAATGCATAAAGATTTTGATCATGATAAGTTTGCTGAGGCATGTGGGAAAACATGTGCTCATCAATTGATATCTTATAACTCTAGTATGTTAGTTAAGAATCGTTTTGGTAGTGAGTATGAAGCACAGGAATATGATCTAACATATACTATGAGATCTACTAATGATTATAAGGAGAATCAGAAGGAAAGAAAAGAACTTCTTTTGTTTAATTATGAACGTGGAATTATATCTCAGTTGAAAACCCGTAGAAATGATGCTCGTGCTACTGATGCTAAGACTGATACATTCAGACATAACACTGGTTATGCTGGTCAGATATTAAAGAACACAACTCAAAGCAAACGTAATCCAAAGACAGGTGCTTTTTTAGATGATCAAGTTGATCAAGAGAATGATGGTTTTACCTTTATTAGTTCGGATGTAGAATAATGAAATGTAGAGTACAACTATACGTTGCTGGCACACTCTTTAAGGAGGATGTTATGGCAAGGGATTATCAAGAGGCAAAACAAGTTGCTCTTGCAAGAAATCCAAACGCTACAGTCGTTAGCGTTACTGCCGTCTTTGATGGAATGTCTTTTGGACCACAAACCTAATGAAAACTGAATTGAAGGAATGGTTGAATTCGATTAACCAAACCAAGGAGAATCTTACAGAAGATCCTAATGCGATTAAAGATTATCCTCCCTATATTATTAACAAATGCTTATCTGCACATCTAGATTGCATTATCTTTGCTAATGAAATGAACAAATATCCGTCTTTAGATAAGGATATGCAATATAGTTTTTATCTAAATAGTCTGAGGAAACGGAAGAGATTCTCTCCGTGGATGCGAAAAGATAAGATTAGTAACCTTGACCTTGTTAAACAATACTATGGATATAGTAATGAAAAAGCAATGCAAGCGTTGAATATTTTATCAAAGCAACAACTCGAATTTATTAAACAACGACTTGACATTGGAGGAGTGGCGTGACTACTAGCACTATTGAACCACAAGTTAACTGGAAACCTGAAATGATGGTGGAAGTTATGCTTAACGAACCAGATGATTTTTTAAAAGTCAGAGAGACTTTAACAAGAATTGGGGTAGCATCCCGTAAAGAAAAGAAATTATATCAATCTTGCCACATTCTTCATAAGCAAGGTCGGTACTACATCACACATTTTAAGGAATTGTTTGCTCTTGATGGGAAACATGCCAACCTTACTGTTAACGACGTTCAGCGTCGGAATCGTATTGCTCGTCTTCTTTCTGATTGGGGTCTCATTAGTGTAGTTAATGCAGAGTCTATAGTAGATGTTGCACCTCTAAATCAAATTAAGGTATTGGCATACAAAGATAAGGGTGATTGGATCCTGGAACAAAAATATAACATTGGTTCTAAGAAAAAAGTGGAGACTTCTGAATAGATAGAGTATAATACTTTTATCTAATCGTAAAATATGTCGCTACTTAATAATGGTATCAATGATCGTCTTTACTATACGCTAGGTAAAAGACCAGACAATGCTAGTAAGCATGATTTTTATATGGCACTGTGCTATGCCGTAAGAGATCAGATGATGTCCTACTGGTTAAATAACCAACAGACTAACGAAAAGGAAGTTGCTTATTTATCCGCAGAATTTTTAATTGGTCCTCAACTTAATAATAATCTTTTAAATTTAGGTATCCAAAAGGAAGCAGAGGAAGCACTAGCAGAGTATGATCAGTGCTTGGATAAGATACTTGATTGTGCAGAAGAACCTGGATTAGGTAATGGTGGTCTAGGTCGCCTTGCAGCGTGTTATATGGAGTCCTTAGCGACTCTAAAGATACCCTCTACTGGATATGGTATCAGATATAAGTATGGTATTTTTAAACAGTTAGTTAGAGATAATCAACAGATAGAGATTACAGATAATTGGTTACATGGAGATTGGCCTTGGGAATTATCTTATCCAGATGAATCTGTTCATGTTGGGTTTGGTGGTAGAGTAGAACAATATGTTTCAGATCATAATAATTATAGATGTCGTTGGGTTCCTGAAGAACAAGTAGTTGCAGTACCTTATGATGTATTACAGTTAGGATATAGAGTTAATAGTTGTAATAGAATAAGATTATGGAGAGCAGATGCAACAGATGTATTTGACTTCTATGCTTTTAATATTGGAGATTATCTTGGGTCAGTAGAACAGAGTGTATCTTCTGAGACTATCTCTAAGGTATTGTATCCTAATGATGGTACAGATCAAGGTAAGACTCTCAGATTAAAACAACAATACTTCTTTGTAAGTGCTTCTCTTCAAGATATGTTTAACAGTCTTGATAGGAGAGGTATTCCTATTGAGAACTTTGCAAAACATTATCAGGTACAGTTGAATGATACTCATCCATCTGTTGCTGTTGCAGAGTTAATGAGACTTCTCGTAGATGTTAGGCATTTAGAGTGGGAGGAGGCATGGGAAATATCTCATGCTGCTATAGCATATACAAATCATACTCTTCTTCCAGAGGCATTGGAGAAGTGGGATCTTAGACTCTTTAAGGCTTTACTACCACGTCATATGGAAATCATCTATGAGATTAATCGTAGGTTCCTTAATACTGTTCGTATAAAGTATCCTGGTGATGATATGATGTTAGAGAAGATGTCTATCATTGATGAACATGGCAATAAGTCAGTTCGTATGGCACACCTTGCTACTGTTGGTTCTCATCATGTGAATGGTGTTGCAGCGTTACATTCTGATTTGGTTAAGTCTCAGTTGATGCCAGAGTTTAATGATTTGTGGCCTCATAAGTTTACTAACGTAACTAATGGTGTTACACCACGTAGATGGTTAGCATCTTGTAATTCTAATCTTGCATCTGTTCTTACTGAAGCAGTTGGTTCAGATTGGGTTACTAATATGGATTTACTAAATGAATTAGATGTTAATGATAAGAGTCTTTTAGATAAGTTTGCAGAGACCAAAATAATTGGTAAACATAATCTTGCAACATATATCTTTAATCATCTTGGCATCTGTGTAGATCCTAGTAGTATGTTTGATGTACACGTTAAACGTATACATGAATATAAGAGACAACATTTACTTGCACTTCAAGTTGTTGCTCAGTATCTTAGGATTAAAAACGGACAGGACTTCGTTCCTCGCACAGTAATATTTGGGGGTAAAGCAGCACCTGGATATTATATGGCAAAGTTAATTATTCAATTTATTAATCGTATTGCCGAGACGATTAATAATGACCCAGATATGGATGGTAAGTTACGTGTAGTATTCTTACCAAACTATAGTGTTAAACTGGGTGAAAAAGTATATCCTGCTGCTGACTTATCAGAACAAATCTCTACTGCTGGTAAGGAAGCATCAGGTACAGGCAATATGAAGTTCCAGATGAATGGTGCTTTAACCATCGGTACTCTTGATGGTGCAAATGTAGAGATACTTGATCTTGTGGGTAAAGAGAACTTCTTCTTATTTGGTAAAAACGAACAGGAGATTAGTGATCTTTGGAAGAATGGTTATAACCCACGAGAACATATGTGTCCAGAATTATGGGAAGCAATTAACCTCATAAAAGGTGGACATTTTACTCATGGTGATAAAGAAACATTCCAACCATTAATGGAGAATCTTTTGAATCATGATCCCTTCTGTGTCATGGCAGATTTTAATGATTACATTGCTGCTCAAGATCGTGTAAGTGATGCATGGAGGGACAAGGATAATTGGAATCGTATGGCGGTTATCAACACCGCAAGGTCTGGTTTCTTCTCTTCTGATAGATCTATTAGGGATTACTGTACCAAAATTTGGGGTATTCCGAACTAGGATTTTAAGCATCTGTGTTTAAATAGTAGTGTCGCCGAAAGGGACACAATTAAACACTCGCTTATTTAAGGAGAACAATGACTAACTTAGCAAGATATCACGCTGCTAATCTTCCAGAACTATTTGAGAAGATTACACGTAACAGTATTGGTATGGATGATTATCTCAATCAATTTTGGGATAGTCCTACAACTTCTAATTATCCACCTTACAATTTAGTTCAGGTGAATAATGTCGAATCGAGACTCGAAATCGCCCTTGCGGGATTTAAGAAAGATGAAGTCAAAGTCTATACGGAGTTTGGAAAGTTATATGTCGAAGGCATCAAGGAAAACAAAGAGACAGATGCAACGTTTGTCCATAAAGGATTGGCCAACAGGTCTTTCACTAGGGTCTGGCAAATCACAGATGATACCGAAGTACGAGATGTACGATTCGGAGACGGACTATTGGTAGTTGAACTTGGTAAGATAGTTCCAGAGCATCATGCTCGGAAAGAGTATCTATAAATATAATTGAATATCGTCGCCGCTAAAGGGGTGTACTGGCAAAATCCAGTTGACACCCCTTTTTATTGGCTATATAATACCGACAAAGACATAACACTATGAGTATTAAACTAGGTGTCATAAAAACTGGTGAGCAAATAATTGCTAAAGTTGAAGAAATGATACTAGAAGATAAGGTTGTTGGATACTTCTTTATTAGACCGTGTATTGTTAATACATCAGCACCGAAAATTGAAGAGTCTGAAGATGGTGAATCTAGGGGAGCATCTTTTGATATTAGATTATCTCCGTGGATTCCTTTAGGTAAAGGAACTAGGTTCCCAGTACCTTTAGATTGGATCGTTACTTTTATTGATCCTGTCGATGAGTTAAACCAAATGTATACACGAGATATACTTCAAGAGACTGAGGATACTCAGGAACAATCTATTGTACTAACTGACGAATGTGAGGACTGTTAAATGGCAGATGAAAAACTAACACCACAAGTAATTGTATTCCACACTGGTGGTACAGTTATATCTAAGATAGAAGAGGTAGGAGCAGATATCGGTGAACCCGATTGTAAGTTGATTGATCCTTTTAATTTAATTCCACAAGCAAATGGAAATGCAACGTTGGAACCTTGGTTAGGTGAACTGACAAATCAAAAAGAATTTATGATTTCTTCAGAAAAAATCTTGACTATTGCTGAACCTCTTGGTAAAATACTAGACGTATATGAAAGTTTGACAAAGTAAATGAGGTTCTATACGAACGTTCAGATGGTTGGAGACAACTTCTTGGTTCGTGGTTACGAAGATGGAAAACACTTCGCAACCCGTGAGAAGTTTTATCCAACCCTTTTTTGTGAGTCACAAAAGAAGACGAGGTATAGGACACTTGATGGTAAACATGTTGCACCTGTTAAACCTGGAACTGTTCGTGAGACTAGAGAGTTTATAAAAAAGTATGAACCTGTACCAGGTTTTGAGGTATTTGGTAATGAGAGATTTATATATCAGTACATCTCAGAGAAGTATCCTGCGGATGAACTGAAGTTTGATATTAATAAAATTAAATTAGTAACTATTGATATTGAGGTTAAGTCTGAACAGGGATTCCCTGATGTAGAATCTGCTGCTGAGGAGATACTTCTTATATCAATTCAGGACTATGCTACCAAAGAGATTATTACTTGGGGTAACGGTCCATTTAAGACTCATCAAGATAATCTATACTACAAGCAATTTAATAATGAGTATGATCTTTTAAATGACTTCATCAATTGGTGGATGATAGAGGAGAATACTCCAGAAGTTATTACTGGATGGAACAGTAAGTTATATGATATACCATACATTGTTCGTAGGATAGATCGTATCCTAGGTGAGAAGTTAATGCGTCGTATGTCTCCTTGGGGATTGGTTAGTGAAGATAAGGTTTTTATTGCAGGTAGGGAACAGATAGCATATGACATTGGTGGTATCTCTCAGTTAGATTATCTTGACCTGTATAAGAAGTTTACTTATAAAGCACAAGAGTCTTATAGATTGGATTATATTGCTAGTGTAGAACTAGGACAGAAGAAATTAGACCATAGTGAATTCGACACATTTAAAGATTTCTACACAAAGGGTTGGAAAAAATTCGTAGAGTATAATATAATTGACGTTGAACTTGTTGACCGTATGGAAGGCAAGATGAAGTTGATTGAACTTGCTCTTACTATGGCATATGAAGCCAAGGTAAACTATGAGGATGTATTCTATCAAGTTCGTATGTGGGATACAATCATTTATAATTATTTGAAGAAGAGGAATATTGTTATTCCTCCTAAAATTAGAACAGATAAAAACGACAAATATGCAGGTGCTTATGTCAAGGAACCGATTCCAGGAAAGTATGATTGGGTGGTTAGTTTTGACCTTAATAGTCTCTACCCTCATCTTATTATGCAGTACAATATCTCACCAGAGACCCTCAGGGAGACTAGACATCCCAATGCGAGCGTTGAAGGGATCTTAAATAAAGAGACAGTAATTGAGGGTGAGTATGCTACATGTGCTAATGGAGCACAGTACAGGAAGGATGTGAGAGGGTTCCTACCAGAACTCATGGATAAGATGTATGGAGAT